CCCATCTTCACAATGTTCTGAAGACCCGCGAAGCCCATGTCAGTGTTGGATATTCCGCGATCAGCTCCAGCCAAACCCATACCTCTAGCTTTAGCTCCACGAAGAGCCTCTGACTCAGACTGGAAAGCGCCAGATGTCGGGTCGAAACCCCGGTTAAATGCAGCCGCCTGCATGTCTTGAATGGCAGGTTCATATTGAGCTGCGGCTTGATTCATGCCAGCCGCGATTGAGCTGTCGTAATTAGCATCGCTAAACTGCCCCATCGTGGAGTCCATGAACTGATTCTCTAGGGCAACAAAAGTGTTGCCGTATCGCTTTAGCATGGTTGCCGCCTGCTGTGATAAAGCGAGCCGAGACTCCATTTCTTCAGGCTTATCGCCACCGCCTCCACACATATCAAACCTCTTTCTTCATTACCGATCCGACTTCTCTGTAACCGATACGTTTGATCAACTGCTCGTATCCGGGTCCAGCGATACCAGATGTGATACCAATACAAATTTCATGAGCGCCTTTATCAACAGCCCATGCCTCGAACTCTTTCAGCATCTTGATGGTGGGTTTGATTATTCCCGCTCTTTTTTGCGGGAGAAAAACCATCACCAAGTCCTGTGCAATCTGCTTCGTGGAAAAGAAATATTCAGTGATGTGACCGAGGAAGAAGCCGACGATCTGTCCCTCGCTTTCGACCACTCTCATGAAGGTGTTGGAATCTGGATATGTGCCCTCGACCACCCATCTCAGCGACTTCTCATCTGACCAGCCGCATGTGGCGTAAAGACTGTTTTCCTGAAACCAGCGACCTATGAGATTTATCTGGTCGAAATCCTCGATAAGAGGCTTCCGCACGATAAATGCCATCACTGCCTTTCCAGCAATCTTCCATGAGGTTATTGAACGGAGATGTCCGATCCGGGAGGTTCCCGGTCTCCGATTGGATACCAGAAAGGTATCCTTGAAACTACGATTCTAGACCGTTTTACGCTTCCAATGTTACTGAATTATATGACTTTTTTCACTTTTTATAACGGCGGATCTGGGAACACAACGTCGTCAATACTCGTCACATGAGCGAAGTCTTCAGGCAAATCACGCAGCTCTTGCCGGTACATCTGCCATTCACTGCGCTGCTCTGCGGTAAACGGCGAATCGCTGAGTTGGGTGTAGTCGCTGGAAAGCAAAAGCCCTTGCCTGATAACTTTAAGTTCAGCCATTGCTGCTACCGACTTTTCAGCATCTGTTGGTCCCGGCTTGGCAACCAAAACCCCTTCCAAAAACATTTGTGTTGCGTCATCGGCGACACCCTCAACAACAACCTCTCCATCTCTCGCCTGCAAGGCTAGATCGCCGTCAGCACAACTCCCAGATCTAAGGATATTTCCTTCGGTGTCATGAACAAAGAATTGCTTCATTTCTTTACCTCGATAACAGCTAAAGAGCGGAGCGTTACAAAGGTAGTGGTTGCAGACCCTTTTGGGTTGCTACCTAAATTAGCTATCGTTACCGTGTAGGTTCGAGTGCCCGTTCCGGTAAAAAAGTCGGTTGCAGAAACAGCCCAAGTTAGCGTACCGCTCCCTTGTATTTGCTCTACGATAGTGGTCCCGTTCCTTTTGATTTTCAGCATAGCAGCGTGACTTCTTCCGCTGCTTGGAGCGCCTTGGCATGAAGCTATAATCAATGCGGGTGACCCCACCGATGTGTATGTAATCGTTTGGACCGTTACGTCTCCAGAACTAGCCGGAGCATTGACTTGTGATGCCGTGTACGCTGAAGACGGGATGGTAACCGCGTTACCCTTAATCTGTAGAGAATCAACACCCAGATTCTTTATGATCAGCCGACCCTGACCATTTGTATCCAGTGTGACGTTGTCTATGTTGATTCTACTGGAGTTGATCAGACCGGAAGTGATCACGTTGGCGTTGAGTGCGTTAACCTGCAATACCCCATTATTGCTGGTAAGCGTTGATCCATCGATATTGAGACGGGAGGTATTTATTGTTCCCGCAGTGATTTTGCCAGCGTCGATGTTAGCGATCTTCGCGTTGTCGATTGCCGCATTGCCTATCTTCGCGTTTACAATGGACCCGTTCTTTATGAATCCATCTTGCATGTAAACACCAGCAGGAACTGTCACCCCGTTCAAAGTCGTAGCGCTTGTTTGCACTATAAACGGAACAGACGCGGCTGTTGTGTTCGACCCGCCCCGCATGATCGCAAACCGATCAGCGTTGACGATGAACTCACTTACGATGTTACCGGCTGAGTTTGCTGTACTGGCTAATCCGTACCCCGCAACCGCACCGTTGTTATCAATCTTCACAACGTACTTAGCGTTTAATCCGTTAATGCTTGATGCTTGAGTGCTAATGGAACTCGTGTTGCTCCCCACCGTAGTGCTTAACGATGAAAGACTGCTGGAGTTTGCGGATATCGTACTGCCTTGGCTTGTGACTGTACTAGTCAGAGAGTTAAGCGCAGAAGAAGTCGCGGACACGCCTGTTGATGGATTATTTACTGTGTTTTCAAGCGAGGTAATATCGGCTGAGTTAGCGGTGATACTGGTCGTATGCCCACTGATCGTGTTCTCAGCCGTTGTTACCCGAGAGGTTAATCCAGATAACGCTGTCGATGTTGCAACCACGCCCGTATTTGAATTGTTAACCGTATTCTGCAACGCGGTGATATCGCTAGATGCGCTGGTTATATTCGTTGTGTTTGCTGTTGTAGCGCTCTCTGTTGCGGAAACACGGCTCGTCAAAGAGCTTAGAGAGGTCGCGCTCGCAGAGACTCCTGTCGATGGATCAAATACCGTTGCATCCAACGAAGCTATTTTTTGGGCGGCAGCACTCGTGCTAGTAGCATCCAGGAAATTTATTTGCGTGATGTTCGATGTGTTGTCGGCAACAACATCTCCCAATGTAGAACCTGTTCCCACAAACTCCCAGTAAGTAGTGTCTGATGAGTTACCGCTAGGCTGATTGTTTGCATTGCTGTTTGTCTTAGATCGATAAAGCCTCGAGTTACTCGACGGATGAAGTACAAGATCACCTTGAGAGTATGAGGTTGAGCTACTCCAAAGATTAACAGTCCCTATATCGTTGATCTGGCTTTGAAGATCATTAAGCGCGGTCTGTGTGTCTGTAGGAAGGTTACCTATCGGTGTAGATAAGGAAGTTGCCAGCTCGCCAGCAGTGATCGCGTTCGCTAGGGTGGTGAGTAGGAACGTGACATCTGGCGCAGTCTGACCCTGAGTGCCAGCGCCACTATTAAATGGTCCCTGTACTCCGTTCACGTTTACCGCTCTTACCCAATAATAAAGAGTTTGCCCTGAACCAACTGGATCTCCATATACCCCAGTGAAACCGGATACTTGGGCAACCATTGTGGCGGCGGAAATGTCGTCAGAAGTATGCCTGAACACTTCTACATACGAGTGCCCACGGTATAGGCTCAAATTCCAACTAAGAATGATATTTTGAAATGCCCCGGATGCTTGAAGGTTTGTAGGCGCAGGCGGCACATCAAGGTTAGGTATTGGGTTGACGGCGGGAACAACGTCATTGATCGACCCAAACAGTCGTGCGCCGCTAGCCAACTCCAAAATACCAGCGTCCAATAAGTCCTCAAAAGTCACAGCCCTTTGAAGCGGATCTCCACGATGACCCAACAAAACGTCTAGGTTTTCTTTGACCCCGTCACCAAATCGCTTATCTTGAGTTGACCAGCCGGGAGGGACGGTCAGATTACTTTTACGCGCTGACACCTATTTCTCCAGCAGATTCATAAACACACACCTCGTTGACCGCTACAGAACCCTCGATCTGAATCTCAAACTCATTAGCCTTGTATCCCCCCGGTAGCCTGAACAAAGAACTACTCGATACTGTTTGTGTATGTTTCAACGATCCGTCAGCAAAAAGCTTGAAGGTTGGCGCGGGGGAATATGTGTCGCACTCCAGCTTCGCTACCCCCGGACATATAGGGCGTTGAGCGTAGAATTTTTTACTCTTCCAAGACATCGGCAGGCTTGAGCCTGAAGCGAACTTCACAACAGACCCACCCACAACCAAGTAAAGCTCATCATTCTCAAGATCGTTAAACCCAGCGGTGGCGTAGAAATCTAGTTTGACGTAGGAGTTTTTCCCACCTCTAGGGTCAAAAATAAATCCTTTGCTTTCGACGCCGTTAGCATAGAACCCAACGTAGTACCCTTCCCAGTGGAAGCCCACAATGGATGACGGACTGAGATCCTGCCACTGGTCTCGGGAAAGAGTCGATTCAGTAGCGACAGATAAACCATTGTCCCGAGCCATTACCAAGCCGTCTGGGCTTGCGTACATGACGTACTCGCCCATGTCGACAACGCTGCGCTTGCTCACGCAAGACAGAGTGCTGTCGATTTCAATCATCGACATGCTTGATGGGTCCAGCCCTTGAATCAACGCTGGCTTTTCTTTAGTAAGAACCAACAGTCCGGTATTGAGCGGAGCCAGTGCAACCACATCGCTCTTAATGGTTAATTTGTACGCATCAGGAAACGCATGAGGCTGAAACGCCTCTGAAAAGCATACGGTTTGTCCAGCAAAACCAGCCAAAAATCCGTTTGGCATACTAACTAAACCCAGCAACGGTCCATCGGGGTGGTCAGTCGTAACATCGTCTGGCGGAGCAATCCACGAGCTGGATGGTATTTGCTCGCCTAAATTGGAATCTGTCACGGTGTCGTTAAACGTGTCAGTAGCTAAAGCAACATCCGCAACAAAACGAAACGTCCCATTAGGATCTGTACGATACAACCGCTTCTTCAGTAAATTGTGATTTCCTGATGGGTTGCTGGGGAAATCAACCGTTACAGACTGATCCGAGTAAACATCGACAATTTGACTTACCAGAGACGTGCTTGGCGAACCTTCTTCGCCGTAGTAGCTGACATAGGTAAATACATATGCCCTGCTGACCGGCGTCTCTTCATCCGCTTTTGTTGTGGTCCCTACAAGCGTTACTGAATCAAACGCTCCTGGATCAGGAATGCCTAACTTGTAATAGGTGCCGTTGCCAATAATAGCGGAGGTGCTCATACGAGGATAACCTGCTCCACCACCTATCCCGGAAACATAGATTCGCTCGTGCGAGTCCTCAGCGATAGGGCTTCTTACTATGTTGAGATCTTCATCTGATCCGATCCATGCGGAGCTGCTGTACTTAAATAAAGTCTTAGTACTGCCGGATATCGAGTAACTTGCTACCGGACTAATTGAAGCAGAAGCGTTTCCAGCCCAAGGCTCAAGACGCCCAGAATCCAATCGAGTGTTGATCGCTTCTTGCGCCATATCTTCTGGAAGCAAACGCGCAGAGATACGCGGAGCTTTGCCTGAGAATGTTTGAAGTTTGAATCCTGTCACTTGCCTACACCTTTAATTCGTTCATACGACCTACCGCCGGACAATCCGAGCATGCCAAGAAGAAGAGGCATCATTACGCCTGCATCCGCTTGAGGGATGACGATGCCAAAACCAGCGCATAGAGGCGACACCAAGAAATTCACGAATAAACCCAATACGCAGCAATAACCGGCTAAGGGTCTCCAGCTCGACTGAAACCAATTGCCTTTGGCGTCTAACTTCAAAACCTCTATCTGCTGTAACGCTATTTCCTGGCTGTGTTTCTCGGACATAGTCGAGATTTCATGCGCCAACTTGGCGGCTTGGTCCCGATCCGGGATAACCTTCTCGAGCAAGCCTGTTACGGGTTCTATAAGATCTCCCAAAATTTTCATTACAGATACCTGTATTTAATTGTGGCTACCGTTACGTCGGCAGCTTCGCTAGGTTGGTATGTCCCATCCACCGTGACCTCGTAGTTGTCAGCAGCCTCAACCTTGTTCATGTGGTAATCGTACAAGCTAGAGCCTTGGTGACAGCTAATTTTGAAACCAGACAGCCCTAGCGTGCCCTGGATGTATTCTTTAGTTTTTTGGATGTAGTCAGGGTCATGAAGCCATGCCTTACTGCCGTTCGCATCAGAACCGTATAGCGCGTAAACGAAAAGAAAATACTGATCATCGTCAAAGTTGATTCGACCAGCCGCAAGTTGTATCGGATGCCCATCTTTTTCCCAGTAAATGACCTTCGTGTTTGGAACGCTGATGTATTGTTCATACTCCTCAAGGAGCTTTGCCTTCTTAGCGTAGTTGTCTGATGGATTGCCTAGATAGCGCCAATCAATCGTGCCAGCCTCCATAATGGACAGGCACTGGTCGAACAGGGTGTCAAAGTTGTAGGGGACAATGTTGCACTCAGTAATCGTGTACATTACGTCTTTCTTCCACCATAGAACTGATTCATTGAAATGGTGCCAGACGCAGGAATACTAGTGTTTACCGTTGTAGCACTGCCAGCGGGTCTTCTTCGCACTCGGTAGTAACTTATCGTTACTGAACCTTTCCCCCCGCCCGATGAGGTAATATAAGTACCCCTTTGGTATTCATAACCTCCTATGGTGGTCGAAGTTGTCGTAGCTTGGGTCGTCAAGGTGCTATTATTCCATCGCAATGTGCCCAGATCCGTCCAATAATAGCTGCTCGTATTGCCGTAGTAAGCTGACCACGCACCTGCGGTACTAATTGTCGTTGGAACATAAGCGCCGCCTCGGTAGTACTCCGACATTGAGATCGGGTTGCTTCCGCCGAACTCAGACTGCACTTGGCTGAGTGATATTGCCCCAGAGGTTTGCAGGGTCATTAAGCAGGAATCTCTTCTTCAGTCGCCCATGGCATTGGCGCACTCGTGATACCAGCATTATCAATCTGATCTTGAATATGCCGCTGAATCTGGTGGTCAACGTCCATCTGATACCTGCCAGTGACCCTGCCTTGAACCCAAGCCAGCACGTCCGCCTCGGTCAAAGAATCAAACGCAATATAAGACTCGCTGGTCGGATCTCCGTCATTGAAGTCATCAAACATATTAAAGTCGGCGGTTATACCGTCTTCGTTTGTACCCGTCTTTTTCCAGTGGACTTTAACAATCGTGCCTGCTGTGTCTCTGGTAAGACCTGTTATTGCCCAAGTGTAGGTTATCGCCATTAGCTTGATCCCTTTAGTGTCTGAATTTCTTGCTTGAGGTCTTCTATCTGACCCTGCTGCTCTTTGATCGCCTCAATTAAAAGACCGACCATGTTTCCGTAGGCAACGCTGTAGCCTTCCTTGTCAGTGCCCATAACCGCCTCGGGCAGAACCTCCAAAACCTCTTGAGCGATAACACCTGTCTGCCGAACAGGATTTGTCTCTCCCGTAGCGGGGTCTTCTTCTACATCGGTTCTATCGAAGACGTAGCCCGATAGCTGCTTAACTTTTGAGACCGCATCGGGAATGACTTCGATGTTTGTTTTGACCCTGCGATCCGAGTAAGCGGTGACGTTTCCGCTCGTCCAAACCCCCACGCCAGCCGCGAATGTCGTAGTTCCGTTAGACATCAAAAGAAGTTGATGATTCAAGCCGGATTTCGACTGAGCGTTAGACCCCGTATAGCTGTAGTTGGGGTTGTATGACCACGCTAATCCGTAAAGATTGCCCCCAGTGCCACTGCTCGCTCCGTTTGCAGCTAACCGATAAGCACTGCCCATAGACCAAACATGCTGATACCTCGATGGACTGTAAAGACCAACTACACCGTAGCCATAATTCTGATCTGAGACTATGTCATCTATCGTCCTGATAGACCCACCGGCGAAGTAGGTGTCGTAACCGTTCAAGTACTGGGTGCCGTACAGCCAGTTGCTGCCGGTGCTGTAGATACCGTCGGGGTGGTACGATGCGTTGCCGGTGCCTGATACGTTGGAGTGACCGCGTATAGAATAGGCGTGGACACCGGATGTGGCGTGGATGTTGCCGTTTTGACCGTCTAACCAAACACGGGCATCGCCGTCAGAGGCGACATACATGCCCCAGCTACCCACAACGTTCATGCCCGAAATAAAAGAAGCACTTGAGTTTGTGTAGCCAATTCCGTACATGTTGCCCAGTGTCGTAGACGCGGGGTTGTAGCTACTACCTATGGTGTAGATTGGATTTGAGTTGCTTCCGTTTGATCCTACGTTGTTGTAGGAGCCTTCTAGGTGACCTGTGTTGTGGGCGGTGCGCCTTAAAACGTCTTGAAATTGAACGGGGTTATAGAAATCTGTTAATGAGTTCGTGTTCCGAATAGACCAAGAGCCGTCGGCTGACAGGATACCAATGCCCGATGTATCCCAGTAGAAGTAGCCTTGGTTAGCGTCACTGCTGTTTTGCATCAGAAGACCACCCGCAGAACCGGAGCCAGCCCTGTGAATTGTGTAAAACGCGTTGTTGTCTCTAAAGCGCGTGTTGCTGTTGAAATGCACTTCATTCGCATAGTGAATGTTGTTGTTGCCCATGTGGATGCCAGCACCGCTGTTCAGAGACAAGGTGTAGGTGCTCTGCACGGTATTGCCACCTACCGATAACTGCCCACGCAGAACAACATCGTTGCCGGACTCACCGATATGCATAGTGCGTGAACTGGTTTGCCCGTACCAGTAATCGCTCTGCGTTACATAAAAGCTTGTGTCCCATCGAGGGGCTAATTGGGTGCCGTCGTTGTCAGTGCGTAGCTTGGCGGCTTGGACTTGATTGTTAAAGTCAAAGCTATTCGCCTCAAAAACCATAGGGCCATAGCTAGAGGTGTCTCGGTTATACGACAGCACATAGCTCGTGCCTGAACTCTGTCCAATCTCCAGTGCCAAGCTGTTGTAATCGGTAGATGCGGTATCACTATACCAGCCGCCAGCTCGCACCTGTCCGGCGGACTTTATGTCACGGTCAACGACGAGTCTGTCATCATCAGAGGTGAAGAACTTTGACCACGCGCTCCATGAGTTGCTGTATCGATAACGCGAGTACATCTGGTTGGAGTTGTACCCAATAGCAAGCTGGGTCATGTTGCCGGAGCCGTCATAGCTGTTGTATTCAAAACTGATCGGGTGAAAATAGTTGCCGCCGCCGGGGCCGTTAGTTGCCGACCCTGTTAAAAGCGTGTACCCGTTGCCGCTACGAGCATTTGTGGAATGATTCCAATCTGTCGTGCCGCCGGTAGTCCTTGCGCCGAAGCCGCCGATTATCTGACCGTTGAGATTGATATCGCCTGCAAAGGTGGCGTTTTGAGATGAGTTTATGGTTAGCGCAATAGCATCGTTAGTTCTTAGAACCATTGCATCAACGTTGTGATTGTAATAAAGCTGACCAATATTATGGTCAGTAGGTGATGCGAAAGAAACTACGCCAGTGCTCGATGCACCACTACGAATTGTTACTCCCGTGTCTGCGTTTGTATCTAATAACAACTGGTCAGAAGAACCGCCAATCGTTGATGCACCATTTGTAGTGCCATCTGTAATTGTTATCGCACCACTAGATATAGCGCCTGCAAAGGTAGCGTTTCCAGTGCCTCTGCCAATTCTTAAAAACTCTGTGTTCGTGCCATTAACTCTACGCTCAAAACTAAAATCTCCATCTGTGCCTCTATGAAGTATTCTCATACCATGATTAGAATCTGAATATATTTCTAAAGCCGAAACAGTGTCAGAGTTACCATATGCTTTTACAGCTCCACTACTTGTAATGGCACCGCTAGAGATAGTTCCCAGACCCGAGAGATTGGTGTTCAGGTTGAAGGTCGTGCCTGACAGCGACAGGTTTGTGCCAGCGGTGTAGGTGGTGTTGGTATCGGTGTTTGTGTCAGTGCTGCTGATCGTGAAGTTCGGGTATGTGCCGCTTACCGTCGTAGCGCCAGACCCCGTTAACGACACAGTTTGATCGGGGGCAGCATTAGAGAACGTGGTGCCAGTTAAGGTGATACCGGAGCCAGCGGTGTAGGTCTCGCCAGCATTATCTCTAAGATCCTCTAGTACCGCAGAGACAACTCGCAAGGCAATCGTCTCACTAGAGTTATGACTCGTCGCGGTAGTCCCGTCTTGCCCCCTGACTACCGTCAGTGTGTTGGAGCTGATCGCTGTTACTTTAACAATCTCGGGAGCATTTGGCGGTGTGTCTATAGACGCAAAGAAAAAGTCCCCAGACCCAAGTGCAGGGAAGACAGATCCATCCGCGACGGTAATTGTTGTCGCAGAATTGGTTATTCCGCTAGCTAACGTCGTCGTCGCTAGGTTAGAGAACTTAATTCCCATAAGGACTCCTAGCTAGCTGTAACGGTCCAAGTGATCGTAAGACTGTCTGCGGGGGCTTTGTTAATAGGAGAAAACACTGTGCGACACAGCATCGATCCGCTTGTGCTAGCGTTGAATATACCTGCCTCTGTGATCGCGGCTGCGGATATCGGCGTGTTTGCAGGGAATGTCGCCAAATAAACAACATCGTTGTTGTTGACCGTGGTTGAGGTCAGAGCGACCCTCGCGCTCTCTGAACCGAGAGTCGTGTCTGCGGCGGTGGCGGCAGTGGAGCCAGTGCCTATCGACATATTACTCATCACAGAGACAGAGGTTCCAGCCATTCTAGAGGCAACAAAGTTTTTACCCGTAGTGACGACTAGGTTATCTACACGTTTCGTATCTTTGATTGTTCCGTCAGGCGCTGTGACAAGTATGTCTAAACGACCTCTCAGGCGTAGGTTATCGGAAATCATACAGGCTCCATTTAGTCAGCGTTGAGAAGCATGAGTCCGACCAAGTTGTCGCCAAGAATCGACGACGACGAATAGTTCACAAGAACTATTTGCTCGCTCAAGCTTGTTGAATCTGAAAAAACTTTCCCTGTAAAAAGCGCGGGTGAGTCCACCAGCGCAGAAGAATCACTGAGTTCCGGTTCAATCCCGAAAACAGCAGATTCCTCTGTGAGTATATTATCAGTTATTGCCTTTGAGAACCCAAAAACCGGCAAGTCGGTTAACGAGTAAACATTTGATTTTGCTCCAGAAAATACATAATCAAGGTCATTATTATCGTCTAACGCAAATGCATCAGAGAGAGACTTTGATACCTCAAATACAGGAGCATCTTGTGCGGATATCGAGTCCGTCTTCGGCAACGCAATACTGAGATTCCCATTCGCGTCTGGGTTGTATTGAATGTTCCCAGGATTCACCGCCACACTGACTGGAGAGTCCTGTACACCAAAAAAATCAGACGCAGAACTGATGACGGAAAATGCTTGCGAGTCTGTAAACGTAAAGCTATCGGACTTCTTAGAAGCAACCCCGAAGACCTGTATATCACTGAAACTGAAAAAGTCATCAAAGACAGGCAAAATACCTTTGATTGGAGGCACGTCACCGACAGCAAATGTGTCCGTCTTGACTAGACCCGGTTCCAACGTAGGGACATCTGAGAATATGAAAAGATCAGACAGAGGGTAAATAGTTTGCTCTGTATTAAGCACAACATCATGCAAAAACAGACGCTTCCACTGAAGCTGAGGCGTTAAGTATCGATAGGAAAGATCGGTCACCAGCCGCTGAAAAGTTACCTCTGGACTTAGCTCCTGCGTCGAGATAATAACGGTGGAAACCGGCTGTCGAGCAATAGCGTGTATTTGCCGATAAGTCGCCGAGACACTCAGTTGCCGAAAACTGACCTCAGCAAAGACAGGCATCGTTACTTACCCGAATTGAGAGCGAACCTTGAATTTAATCAAGTCCACTACGGTCTGAGTCCTGCTTGACGAATCAGTAATCTCAATCTCGCCCTCCAAAACACCCGTCGTTGATAGAGTCGATGAGGTAAAAACGAATGTCGCCTTACCTGCGGAAGCATCTGTTACCGTACCGACAATGTTATCCAGTAGCGTGGTCTTGCCTACTTCTCGAATACGCATACGCACGGACCCACCAGAGAGATCAATTGGTGAGAAAGTATCTGGATTATCAGCATCCAGAGTCTGACCTGTAGCAGCCGTATTGCTGTCTTTTAGGGTCACTGCAATCTCAGGTAGCTGGTCGTTTTGAACTAAATCAATGGTTGTAAGGTATGCCATCAGATAAACGCCCTCGGTTTGGCGGTCAATCGACCTCCGCTAAATCCATACTTCACCTGCCGCACGGTCCTGCCGACAGATTTCTCGAATAATTGGTTGTTCATTTGAGCAGCATTCCCGTTGGCAAACGGCTGTGCGCTCATCATCTGTAAGCGATATAAAGCTCCGTGAACAATCGTTTCACGATGTTCTTTCCCAATTGAGTCCGGGATCGATGTTGAAGTTGATGTCGGCTTGACGCTATAAACCACTCTAAAGCTATCTGCCGCATCAGGTATCGGCGCAACATAAAACTCTTGGTTGTCTCTCTGTGAGTAATATCGAGGAGACCCTTGTTCTGTTTCGTCTCCCAGTCGCATAAGCAGCTCGCTATAACCGACTGGGGTCAGAGGGGTCTTGTTGTTGTAAACGTCAATGATGTGGTTTAGCTCAGTGCCAGACGGCAAACTGACGCTATACTCGTTCACGCCCTGAATGATGACTACGCTTTCCGGCTCTGGAATATAAATATCTGTTCTCGAGCAAAAGTCGATAGCGCTGTCTCGTACAGATCTCTCAATGAGAAAGTCCGGAGCGCCCTGTACTTCTGGCCTGATGTAGATAGAGAAATCAGAGTACTTCACTACATTCTTCCTGCGTTAGCGTCAGGGTTCTTGGGTATCGGCGTCGTAGCTCCATCTGCTTGCGTCTTTACGCCCAAGGCGTTGGCAAACGACTGATAGTGCATTTGCGCCCGATTCGCATTGCCAGCGAACTCTGAGTCCTTCTGATAGGACCGATACAAGACGTAATCGAGGATACTGTTGGCATAGACATCATCCACACTGATAACCGTTGTGCTGGTGCTAAAATCGCTGATAGCTATGTCTGTCGTTGATGCGCTGTACACCACCTCCAAACTGTGAGTTCCACTCGCCGCCTTCGGATATACATAGAAGTTTTTCGGGTCAGCAGGGTCGTAAACAAAATGCTCTATCTTGTTTGAGCCAGCAGCGGTCTCGTGCCAATTGGGCAAGGTCTCATCAAGAATCTTTCTATCAACCTGAGTAACCGAGCGACCCCCTACGTTACGAACAATGTCGATCAAGCGAAGAGCCGCTGACGGCAGTGATTGCTTGCTACCATCCACACACGCCAAAGTTGTGTTGATCATGTTCGCGTCTGGTCTATGAAGAACGACCTCACGCTGAGCGTCATTAAAAAACTTGAGCAGCTCCGCATTTGGGAAGCGGACATTAGTCGCATCCTGCAAGATGATCGAAGCGCGATCTAATATGTCAACGACCTTAGTTGTCGGCATTTTCTTCCTCCCACTCGATCACTTCCAGATCGGGGTTACCTTTGAACAAATCGTCGTAACTAAAGACGTTGCCCGTGATGATGTTTCGCACCGTCTTAGGTCTCATGACCTTTGGTGCTGGAGCGGGGTTGTCCCTCTCCGTCTCTAGTCGCTGCAACTGATCCTGAAGGTCAGAAAGCTTCAGGCGTCGATCCAATTTCATACCGAATTGATTTAGCGCCTGCTCGTAGACTTCGTCTTTGTTTGTTGCAACGTCCATAAAATTCACTAGTTAGTTAATGGAGAAAGGGGCTGCGAAAGCAGCCCCCATCCAGTAGACCTCTTAGGTCCACTTACCTACGACCAATGCGTCAGGAGTTACGACCTTAGATCCGTAGACCTTCAAGCCGCGAACCTGATCACCAAAGGTAGAATCCATGCGAACAGTTTCCGTATTGGTAAACTGAGACGCGAAAGAGATTGCCTTTGGGTGACCCGCAAGAACGTGGGTGTAGCCAGCATCGGTGCCAGATCCTGGGGTGTAGAGCATGTTGCTCTGGTACACCGTAAAGCGATCAACAACACCAACCTTGCCGTTACGCAAAGGAGACGTGTCATCGCCGGTCAGGTAAGCCTGACGCAGCTCGCTTTGCTTGAGCAAAGAAACAAACTCAGGAGACAGGACGATAAATCGACCTTCTTCTGGGATGTTAAGCTCATCCAGCTCCTTCGCTTGATCCAAGATCGAGGTCAGGATGTTGCTCGCAGTGATCGAGGTTTGAGCACCAATAGTGGTCGCACCAGTCACTACACTGCTCAGTACTGAAGTTTCAACAGCTACGCGCATGCCTTCGGCAGCGTCAGAACTAGCTCCTTCCAACAAGTTAATGTCAGCTTGCGCCGCCAAAACATCGTCGATTTTGAAGCTGTAGTATTTAGCCTGATCAATGAGAAGCTCAACTTTAGCTGTGGTCAGCTCTTGAGTCGTGATCGTGCCCGTGTAGTCATTGATCGTTACAGAAGGAACCGTGCGGATCACAACCTTGTCGCCCTGACCAGAAATCTCACCTTCGTAGTCGGTGTTAGAGATACTGGGTAATACAGACGAGCTGTAGAACTTAGCTTGCAGAAGCTTGCTAAAGACTTCAGGGATGAAGTTTACTTCGGACGTAGCGCCCGTGGAGAAAAATGAAAAAGCCATTATATTGTCCTCACAAGAGAATGAATTTAACGGCGGATCGATCCCTCAGCCTGCGCCCTTAAGATATCGACTTTGTGCTTCTCGAATTCAGCGAGAGGCATGTTGACGATGTCTTGGACGGTCCAAGATTTCTTTCCACCTGTAACACTGGCTTTTCGCGCTTTGGGCAATTTAGGTTCTGCAACCTCCTTTGCTCGCGCTAAAGCCGACTCTTGCGGCGTTTCAGGTTTGACTCCCATGTCAGCTTTGAATCTGTCTAGAACAAAGATCACATCATTTGACGAACCAGCATCTACCCACTCGTGGACTTGACTGTCCTGAGCGTCTAACCACAACGCCCAATCCGATGTCTGCGTGACTTCGTCAACGTCAGAATGGACTGCGCGAATACGGTCAAAGTGCTCTCGCACTGCTTCCTCTTGCTTCGCCTCAAATGCTCTTCGCTCTTGACCTTGAGTCAGAGCCGCCTGTTCATCCAACCTTGCTCGCATCTGATCCAGCTCATCCAAGAGAGGTCCAGCAACATCAGGATATTCTTCCCTTACCTGCGCCAACTTCTCTGTGTTTCGCTGCTCATCTGCAAGCTGACCCTTTAACTGAGTAACGGAGCTTACTAAGTCAGATACCTGCTTCCTTAGTTCCGCCGCTTCCTGAGTCGCTTTGGTCATTTTCGCCTGAGCGCCTTTCATGGCTCGTTCAGCTTTTTCAATTCGCTGTTCTGCTTCAGAGTCGTCGCCGCCGACCAACTCTTCTTCAGGAACCTCTTCCGCTATAGCCTCTGCCGTATCCTCTGGTTCTGAGGGGGCTTCTTGAAACACTTCTTCCTGCTGCTCTTCAGTGTCCTCCGCCGAGGGTTGAGTCGCTGCGTTCTGATACTGTTCCATCAACTCTTTAGCTTCTGCCTGCAATCGCTCTGGGTCATTTCTACTAGCCATCAATTCCTCACGAGTCCTCTACGGGATGTTCGTTATTCGATTGCGGATATCCTCGAAGGGGTCCGCTGCTTGTCGAGAACCGCTTTCGCGGCGTCCTCAAGTTCCAATAGGAAACGGATCTCACTGACCCGACCCTGCTCGAACCTGAAATTCTTTTCGTCTGCTTGCTCTAACCGACTCTGCGAGTCTTCCAACCTACATTGGAATAGGCTGATCACCTGCTGCCATTGGTCCTGATGGCGGAGCCATAGGACCGCCTGCGCCTGCTGCGGCGAGAGCTTGATTTTGGAGGGCTTGCTGTTCAGCTTGTAACCTCTCTTCAGACTTAATAATTTCGTCAGGATCGATATCCATAGAGTGCGCGATATCACGCAACAACCGTGGTCGATCTACTAATGCCAAGTCCGTGGGATTGGAGACAAGCGACAAGAACTGAAGGAGTCGCTGACTCTGCACTTCTTTTTGTACAAGGGCAGTGCTACCCCTTGGTACGACCTTGAGGTCGCCTTTTGCTTTCTCGTTAGTGCCAAATTCCATATTGTAGTGAAACAACGCCTGAACCATAGGCTCTAACAAGAAGTCATCGATGTTCTTAATGGTGCTCTTCAGTGCGATATTCGCAGCACCCATCAACATCGACATGCCAGTTGCGGTTTTATTCAAGCTCCGCGACTGCTCGCCGTGAGTATACGACGGCAAACTGGTAGTTTCATCCGCAAATCTTCTGAACAATTCAACGATTTGGTTCAAACCATTGGCGTTTGCAACGGGCTGATACCAGCGTACTGCTGGCATAGAACCATCACCACCTTCACGCAACCAGACTCGCCAAGGATGGATGTCGGTTGGGTCTTCACCCGCAGCCAAAAGGTCCGTGTTGACCTCCATCATTGGTCCACTAGACAAGGCCAGGTTATCAAGCCAGATGCGAGTAGCCGCGTTCATAGTCGTCTGAGAGTCACGCATCATTCGTGGCACACCAGTACCCCAGAATTGATGGGGTGACCGCTCATACGGGAATATCTGGTACGGGATCTTGTACCCCGCAACAGGATTTAGCATCACTTTTATGACGCTGGTCCCGCAGATCCAAACACAAGCGCTATAAGTGTCACTGAGATCAGCGTCTTCAGGTAGCTCAATGTTGTGGTCTTTGAGATCGTAACCATCCACGGTTCCCCAATACTCCAGTACTTGGAAGCGATGGCTCTCTGCGTGGTCATGAATCCCCGCTATGCGTCGGCGATCACGCTCATGCTCTTCTTCAACATGGTTACCTTTACGGTTGTTCTTGAGCAGGTACTTGATCTCGTCCGAGTCAAACCCCGGTAGATCTGACAGGTCTCTGAATTGCTTTCGCGTCAAAACGTGACGGCGGAACAATCCTTCGCAATCGTCCAGTGTCGTGCAATAAGGGTCTGGATATAGATCAAAGATAGAGACCGACTCAACCTCTGGCATTGGCTTCTCGATCTGAGCCAGAGCAAAGCCCTGCTGACCTGTCTGAGGGTCAATTACCTGCGAGTAAGACTGGGTGCGATCAATCTTGACCGTTCCAGCTTTGACCGCTCCAGAACCAAAAATACAAGCTTCCAAGATGCTTTCTTTAAGCTTCATCTCGGCATTGTTCTCTATAAGCTGATCTTCTATCTCTAGAGTCATAGCCTCAGCGGCTTTCTCCGAGATTTCTTTTTCAGCGTCGAGAAACTCTTCCTCCAACTCCATCATCCGCGCAGCAATCAAATCCTGATTCATTGCTGGGTCCATGCCGCCAGACGCAGCGATCACTTGCTGCATAGCCATCTCACGCATCTGCATCGCTTTGATTGGGCTGATCGTAGGGATTGGAGTGGGGTGTATGGCAAAGTACAAATCGCCGTACTGAAATAGTAGGTCAATGATCCGGCTGTACGCCGCCATGACTTTTGTTCTGGTAAGACCAACGAAGACTTTGGAGCGAGCACCACTCTCGTTCAGGCGAGCCAAAACATCCGGCTCATACTGACCCTGATACTGACGAAGGTCTTTCAACCACTCGTTCTCAGTTTCTTTGCGAGCGTCTTTGTATTCTTGGAAGACATCAGAAAGCCTAGCACCCAGACTGACCAGCTCTTGGTCTTGGTTGCCATCGTATTCTGCGTCGTCCTCAGGAACGTCTAACTCGTACTCAGCCATCAATAACCCGCCACAGAGTCAACCGACTCATATCGTCGTTGTATGATTCTTGCCCTTGGTCTGGGCATTGAAGCGAGTCCGTGCAGGGCTATAGCATAAGCCATAACACGGTCATCATAACACCCTTGCTGGGAATTAAAACTTCCTTTTTCATCAATGACATACGTCCGTAATTCGTTCACAAGCTCAATGTCCGCGATGCCCGATTCCTCCTGCCTGAGGAGTGCAGCCATGTTGTCCACGATCAGTGGTTTGGTCTTGCTGGTAGTGAGGAAGCCGCCCCGCTTTGTGAGCTTGTCGCCATAGGCTCCATCCACAGATGACTCGACAAACATGTTGGGGTAGTTGATCTCTTGAAGTCGCCGAAGCGTGGTCAGACCGTGGTTGTTCCGCTCAACGATCACATACGCATTGTTGTACCGCTGACCTAACTGCGAGATCAGGTTTCCCCACTCCCAAGGGTCCACATGACCGTGCCAGCAAGCGACCTGCCTGCCATAGGAATCCAATACCTGAGCAACGCTGTAGTCCCCGTATGACAGACCCTCAGCCACGTCCACGCCGATTACATAGGCATCCTCTGAAACCGGCGGGAACCACTCTTTGTATGGACCGCTAGAGTGGGCTTGCAGCGCACCATTGCGATAATCCCCACGAAAGTCCGGGGTGTAGCACTCCTCTTCCGCTGCACGAAGACACTTGTCCTCCACGAAACATCGACCAGAAGTCAGGAAGGACTCTAACGGCGTGGAAGGGTACTCCTGCCGAAACAAGTCGGTGCTACCTAGCTCGTCTAATTTTGCGCGGCGGAAACACAACTGCTCATCACTGAGACCATACTGCTGCGCCAGCTTGTACTCTTCCGGTGTCGCCTCGAAGTACGGACTAGGCTTACGGATGTACTCCGGCATCCAGAACCACGGGATAAAGCAGACTTGCCACTCGGTCTCTCCACGCAGACTTTTCATTGTCTGATCGTAGAACCAACCGCCAGCACCATTCGCTGTGGTCTCTAGTATCACCTCGCTATCCTTGCCACCGACTGTTTGAAGTAGACCAGCAACAATGTCATTACCCTGGGGATAGAAAGCTACCTCAGAGCCATGCACAAAGCGGTTTGTTTGCCCTCGTCCGGTCTGTGTAGATCGGGCTGTACCTACCCGGTAACGGCTGTTGATCTCGTCAAATACGAGCGTTGTGGCAGTCTGAGTGGATAACGGAGGCTTGAAAGCGGGATGAGGAATGTTGTCGTAGAAATAGCGCACCATGTTAAAGATCGAATTCGTTGATTCGGCTAGGTGGCTTAGAACGAAAGCGTTGGCGTTGCGATTCTGGGTGATCTTCCAGAAGTATCTACCCTCTACATAAGTCGAGATGCCAACCTGTCTGGCTTTGAGGACAAGGGCGCGGATATTGCCCTGCCTCTGCATCTGCTCTTCAAGACGGTTATGTAGCCACATCTGTCCTTGATTCAGGACAAACGGCTTAGCCACACCTTCCTTGGTGACAATCTTGAGTACATTTTTGGCGTATAGCGGGAAGTTGCCTTTAAGTTTTTTTGCGGCTTCTTCGATCTTGGTCATAATTTGCTATCGCTTGGCACCACCAAACAAACATGTCCAGTGGCATTATGTTCTTCATGATGTTGGCTCTGTTGCAGACCAACACCACATTATCTTTCTCATAGCCAAGATCTGAATCCACTCGGTCTATGCTCAGGTCGTAGTCACCTTTATTACTGGTGCGAGAAAGCGGGAATCCCGTTATCGCGCATCGATAATTCTGCCGCTCAAGGATCTCTAGGATGTAGTCCTTGTCTATCGCAAAACTGAATCCGTGCTTCTTTGCTCTTGCTTTGGCGATCCGTATGCGACTACTAACGTAGCTCTCATAGTTATCCCGCCACCTTTCCTTGTCTCGGAGGTGCTTGCACTGGTTGCAGATCAGGCGGTTTAATCGGGCTACTCCAGTGCCGCATATGCGGCATTTTCTACCTTCAGCACCCATTCGCCACCCTCTGTTACTTCCTCAAACAGATTCACCGCCTTTCGGCTGTTAGCCACCGCAATCGTGTCGCCCATCAAATCGGTGCCAAGCGCAATACAGCCTTGGAGCTGGTACGCAAAGTTAGCTGCGTGAATAAGAATATGAGTGCGCCCCGGTACATCTTCGAGCTGCCAAGTAGGTCCAAACTTCGGAGACTCTCGCCACCTCAATTTGTACTCACCCTCTGGAATACAAGAGATGTTTGGCTTGTTATCCAGCCATGGGCGCTCTACCGACCAGAACTCTATATCGGAGAACTTGATGATTCCTAGCGTCGCGTCAGGGTGATATGCCCAGCGTTGCAGAACGATCTCACCCACGCTTTGACTCCTTCTTTGCGAAGATACGGTCATAGTTTTCACTAAACTTTTTGCGATCCGTCGGGCGACGGAGATCACCTTTGCCGTACATCGTCTCACGGTGATCGCAACTCTTCTTCTTCACTTCTTGTAACTACCTGATTTCTTTAAACATTTTTTGGCTTTCTTACACTTAGCCTTGCTCTTGCAGGATGAACACGGTTTAAACATTGAGGCTCCTTACCACTTAGTTTTATGTGACCAGTACCGAGCAGAAAGAATGTCTGGCTTGGAATCCTGGGCATTGTGTCTGGCGTAGTAGCTCTTCTTGCGAGCTTTATCCTTGGCGGTCTTGGGATTCTTCCCAGCTCCCTTCACCCCTTGCTGCCCGAACCTGATTGTCTTGGTCTCTCCGCTGGCATTCCGGGCAACTACAACGTGCGATTTCGTAGGATGACTTGGGGTACGCTTTGGCTTGTTGTAGCCGCTCACCCCGGCGTTCTTTAGCTTCGAGTCCGACTTCTTCTCTGACATCGCTCATTTCGTCCGCTTATGGTTGTAGTCGATCCGCTTGCTGGAGGTCTTCTTCTTCTTGAACTTAGCCTTCTCTTTGGCGCTCATCTCAGAAGCAGTTTTTGGAGTTTTCGCGGAAACCCTCTTGCTGGGTCTACAGGCGGGATAGGCTCGCTTGTCGCCCTTCTTGCGACCACAAGACTTGCCGGTCTTGATATCGACCCACTCCTCTTTGAACCAGCGATCTAAGCTACTTCCCTTTTTTGCCACTGCTCTTCACCGTCTTGTATTTGCCACCACGCCGCTTGTATTCCTGTACCAGCCAGCCATTTGCATATGCACTGGGGTAGACCTTGAATTTCTTTTTCGCCGCAGCCTTCACACGGGCGTACAGCGCCTTGTCGGTGGGCACATTAGCCACTAGTGGTTATCAGCCTCTTTGACGAAAACGCCGTCCACCATGCGTCCCTTGCGGTCCTTGATGTCGTTGTAGGCTGTGCCCAAACACTGGTTTAGATTCAGGTTGTTGCGAGCCGCGATATTGATCAGGACAACCATGATGTCGCCGATATCATCCGCAACACTACGATCCTTGCAGATGCTCTCTGACAGCTCACCGCACTCTTGGATCAGCTTGGCAAACTGATCTTTGTCAGATGATCCTTCGATCAGGTTCCGGGCTTGGTGCCACTCCGTAACCAGCTCCTCGAGGTAATCCACCGTGTGGTCATATGGCATCGGGGTTGCTTCGTACTCGGTCCTACCGTTGTGCAGATCCCAGTTAAAGAAATCTTTTTCTACCGCTTCCGTTCTCATCGCTTACTCCTGAATTTAGTTCTTCGATCTACACACTTCTTACAGCGCCGTATGGTGCCTTGTAGCGTGAGAGACTCAGTCGGGAACTGACCTTTACAGTTCATGCAAGAATTCGTGTCTGAGGGCACTCCAGAGGGCAGATGGGTTATCTGACCGCCATTTGCTAAGAATTCTGCTAACGCCTTGTTCATCCGCCGAGTATAACCTATTGATTGCAAAATGAATCTATCGGGCTATTTATAGCAGACTTTTACACCAATACGTTAACTTTCTGACCTACCTGTGCAGTAACGATATCCACAGAGCCATTCTTAGCCTCGTAGAGCGTCGTCTCTTGTACCTGCACTACTACCCTCTCTACCTCGCCAGAAGCTCCTGTGCGGAGATTCTCGACCTTCTGGAAGGCTATCTGGGTCCACGTCACTGGACTGACGGTTAGATCACTCATCTTCTACTCTCAACAATCAGGGAAAGTCGTATTTTTTTTACCGACTTTTCCCATTTCCGGGTAAACAAAAAATGGGGTAGGGCAACAGGGATCGCCTGCTCCGAGCATCCGTTACAGGCGATCAGTATTTTTTTCTAGGGTCAGCTATCTGAGGCGTCTCAAAATCCTCCCTGAAACCCTCAAGCCCTGCCCTTAAATCAGTGCCAATAGGCAGCGTATACCGGTCCCAATCCTTCATCGTGGGCAGATCAGGGTCTTGGGCGTATATGTAGCCACCAATTACCTGATCGAACCGAGAAACCTCGTGCCATTGATCGAAATCCCTCGTCTCTAGCTTGTCTTTTGGAATATCGAACTTCCCCGTTCCCGGGTTTGGTATCTTCCCTGTTAGATAGTCGAAAGACCTTTGTGTCCATTCCATGTACTCCGGGTCTGCAAGAGCTGTATCCAGAAGTTTCTTATGACCCTCTGGGTCAACGTCCTTCCACAAATGAATAGACTCCGCCGCTATCATCTTGTCCCGCGCTCGACCGGTGTAAATGGAATCGTTAATAAGAATAGTCGGCTTGCCGGTAGGGCTGTCATCGCCTCGCAATGTCTCTGAATGACCCTCCCCCAAGGTTCCAACATCAACCCCAGACAAAAGTTTATTTCTTATATTTGGCATATAGGTACTCTCAGGTTGACCGCCCCCTATTGCGGGAACGGTAATATCTCCGCTGTCTCCGGGCGCTTGAAAAATAATTTGACGACAAACATCACGTCCTC